CAGAGGGATGGGCTTCATGGTGGGATGATCACCGTTTTTCTTGGGCTTGTCGAATTCCCAAATGGTGGTCTCCTTCCGACCAGTGTACCACTGGTGCTTGCCGTTCTTCTTCCAACCATACAGGCAAGGCTCGTGCTGCCACTGATAGGGAGACCGCCCCAGAACCAGGGATTGCTTCTTCCAGATGCAGCAGCCGGACAAATAAAAACCCGCATCGGCAAAAGCCTTGCGGAAGTTCAGCCCTTCGGTATCAGCGTGGAAAACATAAATGGACGCGTCATCAGCCATAGCGCCGTGCATCTGGGTGTACGCATCCAGAAGAAAGTTGTAGAAGGCATCGTTGGCCATGTTATCATTCTTGATTTTGCCAGCGGAACCTTCATAGTTCACATTGTAGGGAGGGTCCGTAATGACCAGATTGGCTTTGGTACCGTTCATCAGGAGGTCATAGGTTTCAGCCTTCGTGCTGTCGCCACAGACCAAGCGGTGACGGCCCAGCTTCCAAACATCGCCGGGTTTGGAGAAGGTGGGGTTCTTCAGCTCATCCTCCACATCGAAGTCGTCGTCTTTGACTCCATCCTTGACGCTGTCCTTAAACAGGTCGTCGATTTCGGCGGGGTCAAAACCAGTCAGGGACACATCGAAATCGGTACCCTGGAGATCGGTGATCAACAGAGCCAACTTCTCCCGGTCCCACTCGCCGGAGATCTTGTTCAGGGCGATGTTGAGGGCTTTCTCTTTCTCCTCGTCCATTTCGACCACAACGCAGTCAACTTCGGTGATGCCCATGTCCTGGAGAACCTTCAGGCGCTGATGACCACCGACCACACGGCCAGTAACCTTGTTCCAGATAACAGGCTCCACATAGCCGAACTGCTCAATAGAGCGTTTCAGCTTCTCGTACTCAGCGTCGCCGGGTTTCAGGTCTTTTCGGGGGTTGTAGTCAGCGGGCAGAAGCTCCGAGGTGTGTTTCTTTTCAATGATCATACCAGACCCCACTCGGCGAATTTCTCAAAGCCGCCAATGGTGCGGATGAAAAGTCTCGCCGTTTCCACGATCTCATCGTAAGGGATACCGTTCACGGTTTCGTCGCCGATGGCGCAGCACAGCTCGATCGGGCGACCAGTACGCTGGGCTTCCAGCCAAGCATAGATATTGACGCTCACATCTGCCTTGGACAGGTCCTTGCCATGCAGACCGCCGCCCGTAACAGAGTCAGCCATATCGCTGCCCAGCTTGCGGTTGGTAGCACCAGTGTCAACATCGGTGCCGCCTGTCCAATCGCCCAGGGGATTGACATGTGCGGTCGGGTACAGACGGTTCAGCAGCTTGGAGCCGACATTGCTCTGGCAGATGATCAGCCGATCTCCATCCAGAATGTACTTGCCGTCATGAGGGCAAACATCGTAAATATCCCGGGCGATCCGGGAGAGGGTTCTCTGCTCGGCGGTCACAGGGACACCTTTGAAGATGCCGTTGTCACCGCATCGGAAACCCTTACTCTGGTTTTTTGCCAGGTGTTCGTCCTGGGGGGTGATCTGGATATCAGCCAGAAGGTTGCCACCGATGCGGTAGATGGCTCGGGCGACTTCCTTCTCTACCAGAGGAGCAGAAGTTTCAATGACCGCATGGCACACGCCATGTCCGATCAGCACCTCAACTGCGATTTTGGGATCGTCCTGGGCGGCATAAGCCAGATCCACGATGGCTCCAGCGATCCTGTCCGCTACCTTGTCGGGGTGAGCGGGATTAACTTTTTCAAACATGAAAGATCCTCCATTGTATTGATTTACCGAGAGTTGCCCCTGCGAGCTTGAAGCAGACGTTCCATTGCATCGTCTTGGGGAGTGGAACCGCTGTATTCGCCGGAGCAGTTCTCTTTGACGATTTGAAAGATCTCCATCCACAGACGGTTGGTCTGGGACATGAAGTTCTGACTCATAGCAACATAGGGGCTTTGGATCGCATTGCCCGTAGTGGGGTGCTTGGCTAGGAAACCGTACTCGGTAACGGCTTCTTCGCACTGGATCCAACGCGCCACGCTCATGGCGTAGCGTTCCAGAAGCTGCGGCGAAACCAGAGCGGTGCAGCGACGCTCTGCGAGCCACAGCCAAGTGGCTTCGTAGACATCAGCAGCGATCAGCTTCTTGCCGTCCTTCTGGGTGGCGGACAGCATGGCAGAGGGCTTGGGCATGGGCTGACCTTCTAAATCGGCTGTGTTTTCAAAGTCGATGACAGTCAACTTCCGTTTGCCCGGATTTCCATCTGCAATTTTGTCGGCGAGAGGCTTCTTCTTCGCTCCAGCTCCGACACGAGCGCCGCCACGGTTCGTACCGTCTTTTGCCACAGTTTCACCTCCTGACGGCGGGGCGGGTTAATACCCCGTTTGAAATCGCGATTTTGCACACGAAGGCCCAGGCCCGTTTGCCGGACTTTTTCCGGCGAAGATCTGACCGGGCCCTACCGGGTCAGCTTTCCATTAAAGATTCGTACTGGTCGAACTTATGCTTCCAGTAGTTGTTTTCCTGTGCTTTACTAGACCAGTCGATTTGAAATGCCGAGGATTCCTGGCGCTTGACGGAGTTGCAGATCCGATGAGCCAATTGGCAATTACTGTACGAGTGCTTACCACCGACAGACAACGGAACGATGTGGTCAATAGTTCCGTCCCAATTGTCGTCAATGCCTTTGACAGGATGGACAGGTAGTCCGCAAATCTGACAGATACCACTATCGCGTTGGAAGATGGAAGTAAAATCAACATCATCGACAAATGCAGCGTTAATCTGTTTTTTGCGACGCTTTTTCTGTTCCTTCATGTACTGTTTATGCCGATCGGTGCTATGTTCCACCCGGCGCTCATGCTTTTCCGAGCAAGTTCGGCAACAAAAAACAGAGTGCGTATCACCACACTCTGTCGTAAATTCTGTCCCACACTCTTTACAGATATGGGTGCGAGGAACATAGGCCTCAGCCCACTGCTCACGCTTTTGTTTGAGGTTCGCTTCGTAACAGCAATCCGTACTACAATATTTTTTGTTGGGAAAGTTCGTCACAAAGGTTTTCCCGCAATACGCACACTCTTTATGGTGCAGCGTTGGCGATGGCTTCTCTTTCTTCGGATGCGCAAGCGAATATGCGGCGTTCCGGCACTCAGGGGTGCAATATTTCATTCTGAATGCATTGGGTCTCCAGAACGGTTTTCCACAGTGCTGGCATGTGTAATACTTTTTTCTGGTCTCGTTAGACCTTTTTCTGGCGCATTCCGAAGAGCAGCATTTCTGGCCAGAGTCCTTTGCGATAAACATGCTCCCACAAACAACGCAGATGCGTTCAGTTTTCATGATGGCCTCCATTCCGGTGCCAGCGATCACCGTCCAAGGCGGTGATGCGGGAGTGGCAGGGTTTGCAGAGCGCCATGAGGTTAGACTCTGCGTGTGTTCCACCACGGGACAGCGGCAAAATATGATGGATCTCTTCGGTGGGTGTCAATTTTCCATTCTTCTGACACTCTTCGCATAAGGGATGTGCGGCTGCATAGCGGTCTCGAATGCGTTTCCACGCCCTTCCGTATCTACGGCGCACCGCCGGGTCACGGTCGAACTTCTCATAGCGTCTGGCCTCAAGCTTGGCATGCTCATCACAGAACCTACCATTGGTAAGCCTGGGGCAGCCAGGGTGAGAGCAGGGGCGTTTGGGTTTACTTGGCATGGAGATTCTCCTTTCTGAACAGTCCACGGACCTTATAGCGGAGGATGTACCATAGCTGTTCCAAATAGGAAACTCTACGGTAGCCCATGGCAGTCACCTCCATTCAGGCATGGAAAAAGCCTCCACAGGATTGCTCCCGGGAGGCTTCCCCATATTTCCTTGGCCATTATAATAATATCACACGGCCAATATGGCATTCAATGACTTTTACTGTCCTCTTTTAGGGGACCGTCACAGTTTCCAAAGCATTCCTGTGCATGCGGAAGGTATGGTCGATGCTGTACCCCATCTCAACGGCGATCTGCTCCCAGGGCTTGAAGCACAGGTAGCGCAGTTCCAGAAGGGTCTGGAATTCGGGGTTCTTCACGGACTTGATAACCGCCACCATGTCACGCTTCAGATCGATCAGCTGATCAATGTCAGCATTGATGTCGTTTTCCAGGTCCACGATTTTGACGATGATGTCCTGCATGCGATGCACATTGGGGCTTGCGCTTCCGGGCATGTCGCTCATGGTGGCGGTGGCCTTGGTGGTCAGGTCACGCAGGGCCATAACCTGCTCCAGCTTGCTGTTGATACGCTGGTCAAGGCGATATGCCTGGTTGAGATATTCTTTTGCGGTCATTTCGTTACCTCCATATTCGCCTTGACGGCGTCGATAAGAGCGGATTGCGTTTTGTCCTTGTTTCGAAGAGCGGTCATAATCCGCTCATCTATTGTCCCTACGGCAATAATGTGGTGGATAACCACAGTTTCGGCTTTCTGACCCTGCCGCCAGAGTCGGGCGTTTGCTTGCTGGTACAGTTCCAGGCTCCATGTCAGGCCGAACCAGATCATGGTGGAACCGCCAGCCTGGAGGTTCAATCCATGGCCAGCCGAAGCCGGATGGATGACCGCCACGGGGATTTTGCCATTATTCCAGTCTTTGATGTCCTGGGAAGAGGAAATTTCCCGGACACTGAAGCGCTTCTTGATGCGCTCCAAGTCATGCTTGAACCAGTAGGCTACCAGAACGGGTTTGCCGTTAGCGGCTTCGATGAGGTCTTCCAAAGCGTCAAGTTTACGATTGTGGAATTCCAAGTATCGCATGTCATCGCCATATACGGCACCATTCGCCATCTGGGAGAGTTTGCCTGCCAGGGCGGCAGCATTTCCAGCGTCGATTTCCTCGCCTTGCAGGGAAACGACCAGATCGGCCTTCATGGTGTTATAGGTTTTCCGCTCCTTTTCGGAAAGGACCACTTTTACCTCGTTCATCACGCATTCAGGCATTTGGAGGTGGTCAACTGCCTTCATGGAAATCGTGATATCGGAGATAGCGCGATAAATGGCGTCTTCAGCTCCGGGAAGGGGCTTGTAGGAAAACACCACCTGGCCATTTCTTTTATCGGGGGCGAAATACTGGTTACGATAGTGGGTTATAAACCGACCCAGGCGCTTGCCGAGATCCAGCAGCCGGAACTGCGCCCAAAGGTCCATAAGACCGTTGGAGGAGGGAGTGCCAGTCAGGCCAACCATGCGTTTTACGGTAGGCCGAACTTTCAGCAGGCTGCGGAATCGCTTAGCTTGGTAGGATTTGAAAGAGGAAAGCTCGTCAATGACGACCATGTCATAGTCAAAGGGCAGGCCACTGTCCTCGACGAGCCATTGGACATTTTCACGGTTGATGATGTACACGCTGGCCTGCTTCTGCAAGGCGGCTTTGCGCTCCATTTCGGAGCCGACCGCTACCGAGTATGTCAGCCCATTGAGATGATCCCATTTCTGGATCTCAGTAGGCCAGGTATCCCGGGCGACGCGAAGAGGGGCGATAACCAGTACCTTGCGAACAAGGAAACTGTCGAGGCACAGGTCATAAATTGCTGTCAGCGTGATCACGCTTTTTCCCAAACCCATGTCCAGGAAAACCGCCGCCACGGGATGCTCCAGGATGAAGTTGGTGGCATAGGACTGGTAATCATGAGGACTGTATTTCATTCAGGATCTCTCCAATCTGATTGGGGCTATCAATGCAGTACACTGAAAAGCCAAGTGCTTCTAACTGTCTTTTTCGCCTTACCTGAAGGGGCCGGAGTTCTTTGCCCGGAGCCTTCAGCTCAATAAAGGCGATTTTGCCTCCGGGCAGGAGTACCAGA